GTGAATTTTTATATTGTTTTACAATTTCACTCTTGTTTGTCATATTGTAAAAATAAATCATACCTACAATGAACATCGTGGATATCATACATGAAATAGCGCAAACCATTTTATATATTTAGTATATTTTTTATTTTTTGACTTTTGGCTTTTACGTTTTTGTTATTTTCGTTTATATATTTTTTCATAATTAATTATATAAAAATATAAAAATATATAAATAATGGATTACTACACAATCTATATATCAACAATATTTTTACTCAAAATTGTATTTATTATTTTAGCATCTACTCACTTGTATTTAAAATTAAAAAATAAGACGGATTCTGATTTAGACAAACAAGTTTTGTTTTGGAGAGAACGAACTGAGTTTATATTTATAGCTTTAATGGCAGTTTTATTAATATATTTATTTAATCCCAGGAAAAATAGAATGGTTATGATAAATAATGAAACACAAATGCTGTTATTTTTATTTGGTGTTGTTCTAATAATTACCGCCGATTGGAAAATATTTTTTAAAGAATCCAATATATTTAAAAAAATACAATTTGTTCTTTAAATGGTTTTACTTTACATTCGTTTTCTTTGAGCTAAATAACCTGCAGCGCTTCTACCAATCATACCTACATCCGTATGAGGTTTATATATAAATGTACCTTTGCTAACATTATAACACAATTTTCTTCCATCGTACATTTTATTATACGGGAGCAATGTAGTATCAAACATTGTTTTAAAATAAGTTGACCTATTTAACAAACCTTGAGGATATGCAGTGACATTCGATGTTGACGATGACATTATAATATTAGTTTATAAAATTAATATTATAAATATTTTCTTTTTCAGCGTTTTTTAGCAAGCTTATAAAGTTTATTTTCTACCACAAGAACCGCATCCTGGTTTTGTAGTGTGAATGCGATGAATCATCCCAGAATTCAAAGGTCCACTTGCTTTTAATTGGGTTGTTTTAGGAACAGGCGATAGGTTTGAAGCATATGTTAAAGCTGCTATTTGAGCAGTCGTAGGATTTCCATTAGATAAAGACATTTTAATAGTCGCAGGCATTTTATATTATTTATAAATATAAAATTTTTATACCTTTTATACTTTTTATACAAGTATTTCTAAATTATAATTTTTATTTTGTTAATATTGTTGTTGTATTTCTTGTAATTGATTGATGACATTACAGAAATTACTGAGTTTTGTTTTAACATATTTCAAAAATTCTATACTATATGGTGAAAAATCGGTTGTAGGAAGACCTTCACAATTACAAGGGAAATATATTAGCAATTGATTAACATTTTGGGTATCGACTGTTCCATCTGTAAACGTAATTGTATATATATTTCCATTTACATTTGTTACTACTGCTTTTGAAAAATAATCTGTGCCTGGTTTTATGGCATAAACATATTGGCCAACCGAAAAACCGTAATTACTATTTGGGTCTGGATAATACAAAGGATTATTGTAAATGCGAATATCTTGTTTTTCATCAAGTGCTTTACTTTCGATAGGACAATCGCAACCGTTGACAATATTGGTTTTCGTTGTTTTACCACCATAAACTGGGATTGCTGGGTTAAATGGTATCGGCGTGCCAAAATTTGCCGGGATTGGACCCCGTCTTAATGGTCCCTTTCCTTTCAAACGATTCAAATATCTATCATATGAATTATGTTTTATGTCGCAACCTGCGCCGCCTGGTGTTTGACTTCCCGGTTTACTCGAAGTGACTGAATGATGACGACCATTTAAATTATTATTGAAACCTGTGGGAACTGTTGCTCTTTGAACACTTGGAACTGGTCTGTCGCTCATTTGATTCCAACATACGCCATATGTTGCTGCTGTTGGTTGTTTATAAGCATTTAAAGGTCCTAAATTTGATGTATATATAGAACTATAGACGCGTACTGTATTTTGAATTAATTTTAATCTTTGATATTGATTTGCTGGTGTATTACTTGTCAAATTTGTGTCGCAACTTCTTAATCTATAATAATATGGTGGTAAACCGAGTAATTTACTTGGGTTATTGTATACGATTGCTGTTTTTCCAAATGATGACATATATAAAATAGTGCGATATTAAATCTTCGAACTTGTAAATAAAATTGATTTATTTTAATTCATATTAAATAATAACAATATATTATGTTGTCAATGAATTTTAAACAGTTTTCTCAATATTCTTGCACTTGGTGCGGAAAATGTTATAAAACCAAGATTAATATGGAAAAACACGTTACTTTGTGCGAATTAATATATAAATCCAACAAAAAACGGGCTAATAAAAATAATGATGATTATGATGATATTTGCGATGATTTGCCGTGTCCTAAAAAAATGTATCAAATGTTGTTGGAATTGGGTTATAAATATAGCAAATTGGAGGAAAAAATGGATGAGGTTAATAAGTTTGTCGTTAAAAAGAAGAAGAAAATAAATGTTTTGGAGTGGTTAAATAGTAATGTTGTACCTTCCTTAGTATTTGAAAATTTAATTGATAAAATAAAGATTATTGACTCTGATATCGACTTTTTATTGGAAAATAACTTTTTAGACACGATAAATGTGGTTTTATCGAGGGTTCTTTATTTAGACAATTTAGAAAACAATTTTATCCCTTTGTTTGCTTTTGTTCAAAAAACCAATATATTTTATGCTTTTATTGAGGGTTCTGATAAGGGGTCTTCTCAATGGGTCGAATTACCCAAAGATAAATTGTGTTTGTTTTTGATGCGCGTTCAAATGAAAATATCCAAGGCGTTTCACGAATGGAAAAAACTGTGGGCTACTCGGATTCGCGACGATGAATCGTTTGCTATATTGTGCGATAAAACGCTGATTAAAATTATGGGCAATGAATTTAAACAAGACTCGACATTTGGTAAAATGCGGGCTGTTATGTATAATAAAATGAAAACCGATATGAAGGCGATGGTCGAATATGAGTTTGAGTTTTAAGATTGGAGTGTTATTTTGCTACGGCATAAATTATATGATGTCTTAATTTACTATTGTCTTGAGTTTGGGTTAGATTATTTATTTTTTCTTTAATAAAATCACACGGATTATCGTCTTTTTTGTTTACGATATTTTTAGAAAAGTTTATACAATCTATATACATTGAATTAAAATAATCAATTAATGCTTTGTTTTCATTATTGTTACTATTATTATTATTACTATTTTTATTTTTTTTATGATCATTATTCATTACGTGAAACATAGTAATAAATTATTTATTATATATTTAAATAATTTATTGATTATTATGTTATTATGTTATTTTTGTTTTTTATTTTAGTTTAAACAGTTGGGAATGATGGATCCATAGCAATACCGCAAATACCCGCATCATTTGTGCTTTCCGAGCGACCAATCTTTACATAACCTTTGTCTCCCCAAGAAGTACCCCATGAGTTCTTAACAAGCCAATATTTTTGTCCATTCTCCTCACCATAACCAACAGCGAGAACTCCATGGTCCAAACTGGTTCCACAGCTGGAAGAAGTCAAAACACCACCAGAATAGGATTGGAAATATTTGGTATCCGCCTCAATTGCCACAGCTACAGGTTGTTTAGCAACCGCCGCCTTTAAAGACAATTGGTCATTGGGTTTGACATCAGAACAAGATGTGGCGTGAGCAACTGCCGAGCAACTATGGCAAGTACCATCCTTAGCAGTGTAAGGATACGAAGACGCAGCACACTGACCATTCTCAATAATGAATTTGAACGCACCTTCCATTTGGCCGCCATTGCATCCCATGCTGCCATACTTCAAACCAGCGCAATCAACAAGCTCCTGCTCAGCAAGGTCAATTAGTTGACCCTTCGCAATCGCCCAAGCACCTTCCATAGCACCAGTAGAAGAAAAAGTCCAGCAAGAACCACATTGCCCTTGGTCCTTCACAGTAGTAACCGCACCCTTTGTGCGCCAATCAATCGACGCAGGAGCTCCAGAAGCGGAATTAGAAAAACTTCCGCAACCAAAAGAGCCAACCGGCGCTTTCAATCCTCGGATCATCTGCGCCTTGAACTCCTCAGGGGTCAAATCGGTAAACTGATTGACGCCCATTGTAAAACTCTGGTTACGATCCGCATTGTGGGTTATGATATTGCGGAAATTTTCTCTGAAAACTGCGAAACGTGTCTCAAGCTCTTGGACGTTCTCATATTTCTTAGTGAACTTTTCTTGAAAGTTTGTGAAATGAGACCATATTTCATTCTCATTTAATAATGTTTGTGAGTTGCAAACAGCAAAAAAAGTAGTAGCTAATAAAACTAAGCGAAGCATTTATATATTATATATTAGATAATACTTTGGTTTTATTATGTTTTTTTATAGTTATTATTTTTTAATGTCTAAATAAGTTTTCTCTATTTTCTTTTTTACAGGTACTGCGCTTTAAACTCTTCTGGCGTCATTAACTTTATACCCAGTTTTTTCGCATCCGCGGCTTTTCCAGTGTCTTCTTCTAAATCTTTTACTAGAACTAAGAAGGTGTTTTTCGAAACACTTGAACCTAATTTGGCGCCTACATCTTTGAGTGCTTGTTGAATGGCCGCATCTCTAAATCCGGTCATAACTATTGTTTTACCAAATAAAGGATGGGACTGGTCTTTCTCTTCTACTTCTTGTGCTTGCGCTTGTGCTATTTTATGTGTCAAATTGGTCTCTTTTAAAAACTGAATAAAATTTGGTATTGCTTGAACAAATGCTTCGGCGGTTTTTTTCGCCATTCCCTTAATAGACGCTACTTTGTTTATCTTTTCTTGCGCGGGTTCCTTTGAAATCAAAACATCTGGATATGCCTCCATTATCAACTCGGTTTTTTTACCACTAAATCCTCTTCCGAAAATATTAGACGCTGACATTATTGATATAACGGATGCACTTTCTAATTTTTCTTTGATTCCGTTATAAAGCTTATTTGCTGTCTTGTCTTTAAATCCGTCGACGGTTAAGAAATCTTTTTTGGTCATATTTATTATTTTAGGAACACTGTCAAAACCGGCATCAATAATGCGCACAATATTTCCTGAACTTAGCCCTTCAACACCAATACCTCTAAAGAAACCTGTTATCACCTTCTCTTTGACAGTTTCATCGCTGTTTATATCTTCTAATAAAACGTCTACATGCGTGTCATTCCATTTATAAGGGGTTGTTGGCATTTTGGCTTCTTCGGCCGGTGTGGTGACTTTGCGAATATGAGGAATCACATCGCCACTTCTTATTAATTCTATTACTGCGCCTATACCTACTTTGTTGTCATTTATAAAAGCACCATTAAACCCAGTTGCGTATTCAATTCGGACACCGCCCAAATTAATCGGTTCGATTTGGACACGCGGTTTCAAATAACCGTCCTTACTTGGTGTCCATATTACGTCGACAACTTTTGCTTCCGCAATTTGGTCTGATAAAACCATCTTGAAAGCGAATGAGTGTTCTGGATTTCCTGACTTACGAGGATATAATTTATCATCTGTTACTATCACTCCATCTATTTCATAAGCATAAGTTTCACGCCAGTCAATAAGGGTCTCTGATAGCAATTCATTTGATATTGTTGTTGTTATCTTATTTAAAACTGTTTCTACGTTTTGTACTCTTAAGAAACTCATTTGATCTGAAGGCTTTAAAACTGGCTTTATTACCTCGTAAGCAACAAAATTTATGTCGTTTATTGCTTCGCTTACTGTTTTTTGATTTACAATACCGGCGACCATATTTCTTGGATTCGCAAATTTTGTCTTGTATTTGGTTTCAAATATACTCTTTGGAATTATAAACTCGCCGCGAATTACGATACCCTTTGATTTTGGCAGACGCAAATGCGGTATTAAATGACTCACATCTTGACCTACTTTGCCATCTCCTCTTGTATATAATTTTGGTATTTTTTCTTCCGTGCTATAAAGACCACTTACTCCGTCCAATTTACACGACAATACATATGGACCTGTGTATTTCTTTGCCCAATTTGTTAAAGCATTTGTGTCCGGTTTTATTTTATCCATTGAGCCCATTTCATATGGTAACTGGATTTTGTTCTTTTCAACTGGCGCTCCTACTTTGAAAACCTCTTGGTTTGAGGGGAATTTTTCTGTTATATAATCTTGAAGTATATCGTACTCATTATCCGTCATAATTGGTTGGAAGTTTCTATAAAGAATGTTAGCTATTTTTAACATTTGAGTTAATTGATGTTCGCTCAAACTGTGTAGCACATTTATTCCATTCTTCTTGAAATTTATAATTAGTTGTTTGATTTCCTTATCAATTAACGGTTCTTCTTCATCTTCTACTTTTGCTTTTGCGCTTTTTTCTTCTACGTTTGTCGCTGCACTTTCTACTGCGCTTTTTTCAGATGCTTTAATAATTGCTCTTCCATCTGTGCGTTCGTGCGGCGCCTTATATTCCAAACCCAAATAATCGAATATATCTTTTTCTGTTCTGAATATGTGCTCCACCTTTTCGCCTTTCTTCTTGCCTACCAATGAATACAATCCATGCTCATTCATTGTTAATTCCTTTGCCAGCGCTTCATGTCTCATTACCGTATTAAAAATCTTACTGCCTGTGAAATATAAAATCGCAAATGGGAATTCTTCTGGTGTGGTATAAAGAAAGTCAACACGACGTGATGTCTCCTTGTTTGGTAGTTTGGTGATTACAAGACACTTTGTGGGACCACGTGAAAGCACTTCTTGGATTACTCCGGTTTTTATTAAACTATCGATGAAATTTATAAAGACTGCTGGGGTTTTTGATGTAATAATAACATCTATGTCACCTGAACTCTCCGCACCGCGGCGATATGAACCGACTATTTCGAATTTTGCTTCTTCTGCTTGCGCTTTAAGAAACTCTGTTGTAAACAATGACTTATATTCTTCTATTTCTGACCTTGGGATACGCTTTAAAATATCCTCATAATATTTCAGACCTACCTTTTGCGTTTCATTTAATAGTGTGTCTTGGTTGGCGCGGAGTGCTTCTATCGTGGTGACACCTTTGTCTACTAATTCCTTTGCTTTTTTGGGACCAATTCCGTATACTTCGCCGAGTATGTTGACTGGGTTCGTCTTTTCACGCTCCAAAACTCGCAATGTACCTGTTTGTACATATTCATTTAATTTTTCCATTATTGTTGGGCCAATATTCGGCTTACCCTTTAAATCATCTGGACTTAAAATGTCGGCTGGGTAGGCCATTATTGTTTCTTGGGCTTTTTGATATGCTCGCGCTCTAAATGGCTCTCCTTGTTTTAACATTATGTTTGCTAATTGTTCCATTAGATCTATAAATTTTTCGTTTAAACGGGTTGTAACTGGCATTTTACTTATTTGTTCTGATATATTTAAATCTTTTTCGTTTTCATTTTTATTTCCTATTTCGGATGTTGTTGATGACGCTATGATTAGTTGCCTTTTTTGTGTCTTCTTCTGCTTCGCTTGCGCTTTTACTGGTTTATCCTTCGCTTGCGTTTTTTTAGTTTTCTTCTTCTCTTGTGTTGGAGGACTCTTTTTTAAGCTTTTAGAAGAAGATGATGATGATGATTTTATTATTAGTTTCTTCTTTCTGGTCTTCTTTTGCTTCTGTTTCTCTTGCTTCTGATTCTCTTGTGCTTCCATATATAATATTTATAAAATATTTAAAGTAGTATTATGTATTATTATTATTTTAAATGACTGAACAATCTATTTTTGATTACACCGACAACCATTCAAGAGTTATGCTTGAAAATGCTTATACGGCAATTTCGTTAACTGAAATGTGGCATTATATGAAAAAAAATATTGAGAGTTATATGCTGTGTAATGATAAAGAATTAAGGGTTATATCAGACAAAATGGAAGAGCTTGGGTACCACGGACATTCTGGGGCTTCTTTCGGCGTAACAATGAGGAATATGCAGTTTATCGCTTTAAACGGATTGGAGGAGCATAAAAAAATGTGGTTAAAAAATAAATAAAATTAATAATTATTTTTACAATATTTATAATATTTAATTGTTAAAATCTAAAGGATCGTTTTTATAGGTTTTTGATTTGTAATGACCTATGCTATATTTGTCTATTGGTGAGTTGTCCTCCTCGCTGCTTGCGTCTTCTTCTTCTTCTTCTTGGAACTGTTTAAGTTCTTCTTCTGATGGTCTTCTAATTGACAATATTTCTTCTTCTGCTACTTCGTTTACATCTGCTACTTCGTTTACATCTGCTACTTCGTTTACAT